CACTCCACTGACATCGCCGTAATTAAGGCTGTGCAGGCGGCGAACAAAGAAGCGCATGACCGCGAGTTCAAGGAGGTCAAGAATAGCTTCAAGGCCGTTATGGACAAGCTTGAAAACATAGAGCAGCACTTGAGGAAGTAACATGGCCAAGGACCCGAGGCTCGAGCGCGCAGGTGTAAGCGGCTTTAACAAGCCCAAGCGTACGCCGAACCACCCGACCAAGAGCCATGTGGTTGTCGCCAAAGAGGGCGACAAGGTCAAGACGATACGTTTTGGCGAGCAAGGCGCCAAGACCGCAGGAAAGCCCAAGTCCGGTGAGTCCGACGCGATGAGGAAAAAACGTTCGTCGTTTAAGGCTCGGCACGGCAAAAACATTGCTAAGGGTAAGATGTCTGCTGCATATTGGGCCAATCGGGAAAAGTGGTAGCATGAGCATCGAGGCCGATCTTCGATCTTGGTCGCGCGAAGTGCTCGAGACTCCAAGTCCACACATAAACAACCTTCCTCCTTGTCCCTATGCACGCAAAGCGTGGCGCGAGGACAAAGTTCTTGTTATCGAGTCCGGTAACTTTGAGGCGGATGCGAACAGATATTGCCAAGAGTTTTACGAAATCGGTAAAGATCTGATCGTTGTGGCCACCTACGACATCCCGGACATAGATGCTTTGGCGTATCTTGTAGAAACACTGCATGTTAAGTTTCCTCGCCTGCATTGTATGCAGTTTCACCCTGAGTACGGCGCTGAAGATGCGGGCTTAGATTTTTTGTCGGACAACGACTGGGAGAGCGCCACAGACCACGAGTACAGCATGCTGTTTATACAGGACTTGTCGCTTGTGGTAGAGGCTAGTGACAAGCTTGAGCCTTTAGGATATTATGAGGCGTATCCGGCCGACGAGTATGAGTCCCTCGTTGCCCAGCGAAAAAGGAGACTTATTCATGGCGATGAAACCACGAGCGATGAAACGCGGCGGCAAGGTTAAGATGAAACGCGGCGGGGACGTGGGTGCCCGCGTCGGCATGAAGCGCGGCGGTGCTGTTAAAGATGCTCCAAACAAAATGAAGCGCGGCGGCAAGGTTAAGAAAAAGTAATGGCCATGGCCCGCGGATCTATGTCTCAACAGATAGGGAAGCCTCCAATGAAAAAGTCTACCAAGAAATACGCTCGTGGCGGAATGGCCACCGCGGCTGGTCGAGTTCCAAATCAAGCTGCTCGCGGCATGGCTCAAGCTGCTGGGGCGGGTCGCCCGGGCGCAATGCCGGCTCAAGCTGCTGGGGCGGGTCGCCCGGGCGCAATGCCGGCTCAAGCTGCTCGCGGCATGGCCCGCGCAGCAGAAATGAGCGGTCGCCCAGTAGGTCTCAAAAGGGGCGGAAAGGTCAAGGCGGGCAAAAGCAAGTCCGACCAAATGCAGTCCAGCCCGCGCAAGCAGATGGCGATGAAGGGCAAAAAATAATGGCAAAAAAACCCGGACTGTATGCCAATATTCACGCTAAGCGTGAACGCATCAAGAAGGGTTCTGCCGAAAAGATGCGTCGGCCGGGGACCAAAGGTGCCCCGACCGACAAGGATTTTAAGAAGTCTGCAAGAACGGCGAAGCGTAAATGACCACCTCGGGCACAAAGACCTTCACGCTAGACGTGGCCGACTTGATCGAGGAAGCTTACGAGCGGATCGGTCAGGAGGTTACGACTGGCTACGACGCCAAAACGGCGCGCCGGTCTTTGAACCTGATGATTTCCGAGTGGTCAAATCGCGGGGTCCACCTTTGGACCGTCAAGCATGAGGTCCTGCCTCTTGTGCAGGGCGAGGCACAATATGCGCTGCCCGCCTCTGTGGTGGACATTCTGGATATGGTTCTGCACCGCGATGGCGTCGACATCGACATGAACCGCATCAGCCGCACCGAGTACTTAAACTTCCCGAACAAGGATCAGCAAGGACGCCCGTCCCAATTTTATTTTGAGCGCAAGATCGCGCCGGTCATCAACCTTTGGCAAACCCCGGACAGGTCGACGGACAAGTTGGTTTTTTACTCGGTCAACCGCATCGACGACGCAGGCAACTTCACCAATACGGTTGAGGTTCCTTTCCGCTTCTATCCCGCGCTTGTCGCCGGTTTAGCCTATTATCTTGCCATCAAACGAGATCCGATGCGCGTGCAGATCCTCAAGCCGATCTATGAAGAAGAGATGGCGCGGGCTGTTTCTGAAGACACGGACCGCGTACCGTTGAGGCTTGTGCCGGGGAGGTACTGAGCCATGGCTTTCGCAAAGGGTGAAAAGGCTTGGGGAATCTCTGACCGCTCGGGGTTTCGCTACCGTCTCAAGGAAATGAAGCGCGAGTGGAACGGCCTGTTGGTCGGACCGGACGAGTTCGAGGAAAAGCACCCCCAGCTCCGAGCGCCGCGGGCCACGGCAGACCCCGAAGCGCTGCGTGAGTCTCGTCCCGACGGTCCTGAGACGTTGATTGTTTTTGTGGGCGTGCCTACTGTGCAAGCGCCGCGGTTGGAACGCCCCCGAATGCTTGGGCAGGTGGGCACAGTTGAGGTGGTGACGACATGAGCTTTACTCTTGCCGAACTGACGCAGGCCGTTAAGGATTATTTGGAGACGGAAGAGACGACCTTCGTCAACAACATCCCGTTGTTTATTCGGCTGGCCGAAGAGCGCATTTTGAAGAATGTGCGGCTGGATTTGTTTCAGAAGAACCAGCAGGCAATGTTTACGGCGGGCAACCAGTATTTGGCCAAGCCTCCGGACTTTTTGTCGCCGCTGTCGATGACGGTAACGGTTGACGGCGACCGGGAGTTTTTGTTGTTCAAGGATTTGGACTTTGTCCAGACGTTCAACCCTGATCCGTCGGTGCAGGGCGTGCCGCGATACTTCGCGGTGTTTGACGTTGGCAACGATATTCCGGCGCCGACGCTTACCTTTGGCAACTTCATTATATCGCCCACGCCGGACCAGTCCTATCCGGTGGAGCTGCACTACTTCTACCGGCCGCGCAGCCTGACCACGGGCAACGGCAGCGACAAAACGTGGATCAGCGAAAACGCTTCGATGGCCTTGTTGTACGGCACGTTGTTTGAGGCGTACACGTTCTTGAAGGGTGATCCGGATATGATGCAGCTGTATGCTGCGCGCTTCCAAGAGTCGATTGTTCGCCTGAAGGATTTGGGCGAGGGCAAAGAAACCACGACCGATTACCGCTACGGTAAGGTCCGCATTCCGAGGTCATGATGTTCACAGCAGGTGGGGGCGTTGGCCCTGTTTTCGTCACAACGTCCAGCAACGGGGGGCATAGTCCCGAGCAGGTGGCGGAGCTGTGCGTGAACCGCTTGATTGGCATTTCTGACACCGCTCCACCTGAGTTGGCGCAGCAGGCGCGGGCGTTCCGCGAACAAATGTTGGCGGTTGTGCTGCATTATGTTAGACTGGCCGCAGCTGAGGACCGGGCGACGGTCTGTTCACACCTAGAGCAGGCGGGCCATGGGCAGCTTGCCGAGCACATAAGGGGACTCTAACATGGCATTTACCGGCAACGCGATGGCCACAAGCTTCAAGAAGCAACTTCTTGAAGGCGTGCATGATTTCCGTCTTACCGGCGGGGATACATTCAAGCTGGCGCTGTATGACAACAACGCCTCGTTCACTGCCGCAACGACGCAGTTTACGACTGACGACGAGGTTCCGGATTCAGGCACGTATGTGTCTGGCGGCGGCGACTTGACCCGTGTTGACCCGACAAGCACGGGCACTACTGCGTTCACGGACTTCGAAGACATCTCGTTCACCTCTGCCACGATCAACGCCCGTGGCGCGTTGATCTACAACAGCACTCCTGCTCACACCTATACCAACCCTGCGGTGGCGATCTTGGATTTCGGCGAGGACAAGATTTCGACGACAGGCACGTTTACTGTTCAGTTCCCGACGCCAGATGCGTCGAACGCGATCCTTCGTATCGCCTAAACCTTCACTGGTGAGACCGTGCCTTGTGGTATTGACGAGCACTGTTGTTGGATAGACGGGGCTCTCTGCCCCCACCTTGAAGTTGATACGGTTCCCGGTCGAAAATGGGCTTGCGGGCTCTTGCGAGAACTCGGCTCTTGGGATGCTGTTGGAAACGATCCACGTTGGAAAGCGGCCGTTGGGCACTTGGCTGGGGCCCTGAACATAAGCAACTGCGGGGAGTGGCCCCGACCCGGAGAGAAGTGTGCAGCTTGTGGGGCTGAAAAATGAGTGTCGCACTGCCGACAATAGTTGCGGGAAACTCTACTGCCCCTAATCAGTGGGACAGCGCCCCCAACGGGGCGCTTACGGCTATTGGTGCAGCAGGCCAAGACACGGACTTTGGTTTTGTAAACACCAACACGACCCAAGACTATGACCAAGGGTGGGTGCTTGGAACCACGCCGGGAGATTTCTCGGCCATGGACACCCTGTCTATCCAGCTTCGATACGCTTGGGGAACGGCACCTTCCCTTAGCGCTTGGCCGCTGCTGGCCGCACGTATTGTTTCCGGAGCAACGGTGCTTGCCGCTGCAGACAGTGGCGGTGGGTTCGAGACTGTTGCAACAAGTATTACGACAACAACTCCGACAAACTCCAGTGTTGTCGCTTTTTCCTATGTAAACACCTCCGCAAACAAAGCCGCTTGGGACAGCGCCGTCCTTGAGATTCGCATAGGGAGAACTCGTAGCAAGGGGGGCGGCACCGAAGAGCAACGGGTTTTTGCAACAGAGGCCACTGGAACTTATCTGACCGCCGGCGGGGTAGATGCCCCCGTCACAGGCGTTGTGGCCTCTGGGGCTGTTGGCACAGTCCTTGTTCTTGCGGGAGCCAACGCAGCCGCCACCGGCGTCGCTGCAACGGGCTCTGTCGGGTCTGTTTCTGTGACGGCCACCGAAAACGTCTCGGTTCTTGTCGATGGACTGGAAGCCGTAGGCTTTGTTGGTTCTGTTGAGGTTGTATTTCCGAACCTCAGCGGGATTGGGTGGGGTCGTGGGTTTTGGGGCGAAGGGGCTTGGGGAGCCGACACTGTATCCGCCGATGCGGATGTTCCGGTTGTTGGCGTTGAGGCTTCCGGAGCTGTTGGCGACGTTCTCACCTTTGCCGATTCAACAGTCGTCGCTCTTGGCGTAGTCGCCACAGGGGCCGTTGGGGCTGTGGTGGTTTTTACAACCGTCAACGTCTCCGTGACGGGGGTCGAGACTTCCGGGTTTGTCGGGGATGTTGTTGTTTCTGGCGACGCCCTTTGCCCAACCGTTGGCGTTGAAGCTTCCGGAATCATTGGCAACGTTATCGCCCTTCCGTCTATTGAGGTAGACGTCACAGGCGTAGAGGCGACGGGTGCCGTCGGTCAGGTTCTTGCGGGCGTCATTGTTTTTGCTGAAGTTACTGGGGTTGAGGGCGCCGGTGAAGTTGGCACGGCCGAGGGCCAAGCGGGTGCAGAATTTGTTGTCACGGGTGTTGAAGGCGTCGGCGAAGTTGGGGCGGCTGAGGGCCAAGCCGGGGCGCAGTTTGTTGTCACGGGTGTTTCCGCCACGGGCGCAGTTGGGCAAGTTCAGGTCGACGCGGGTGCCGGTGCGTTTCTTGACGGCGTTTCCGCCACTGTCGTCGTTGGGCAAGTTCAGGTCGACGCGGGTGCCACGGCATTCCCGGCGGGGGTCAGCGCCACGGGCGTAGTCGGGCAAGTTATCGTTTGGGGCAGGGTTAT